TTATTTTATCCTCTTCGCACATATGCTACTATAACCACCTACTGTTGTTCCGCTTATCGTATTATATATCTGTACATAGTTCCCTTGTTGTACTTGCATGATTGCTGTCAGCGTTATTGGGAAATATGAAAAGATATCTGTCTCATCATTATCATAATACATTCTCTTTTCGTTAATTACTGAACCGTTTTTCCTTATCTGTGTATATACATAACTATCTGCTACACTTTCTAAAGTTAAATCAATCGCTACTTCTATTACACCATTAAAATTGCACGTTATCCTATCTGTTCCACATGTAAAGTCAGTTCCATCTGTTATCTGTCCTGATGTGTTTAGTATCATGTATCCTGAACTACTGATACTATTTAATTTACTAAAAGCATATCCACTCGCACTTGTAGTTACTTCAGTCTTTTTTGCATAGGTGTTGTCTATGTAGTTACTTGAATATGTTTTATATGTACTCTTATTTGCATCGTCGATTTTCACGACTTCCTTTAAAGGTTTATCGTATCTCTTCTTTATCTCACTTATCAAACTTGGAGTATTGTTCCCGAAAGTTGGTTTTATCTCTATCTTTCCACTTTCATAGATTTCTTCTACTTTTACGATTTGTGCATCTAACGTTAGAACCCATTTCTTACTCATGACTGTTACAAAGTCGCCTAAGTCCCAATGTTCTTCATATTTGAACGGGCTTTTTTGTAGCACTGTTGTTTCAAGTGTAAGGAGTTCCTTATATTTTACTAACTCTTGATTCCCTCGCTCTGATAATTTTGAAACAGCTGTTGCATCTGTACCAGGTATATCTCCTGCATCTATAAATAATTCTTCACGATCAAGCCCAGTTTTATTTCCTGTCTCTACGATAACTCTGCTTATTCCTGTACCCTCTCCACCAACAATTGCTTGAGTTCTAGTGTTATATCTATCTCGTGTATATTCTTGATCCTGTATAGAGTTAAACTCAGCTGAAAATATGACTCTCCTATTCTGACTTTGTGTTGCCACTCGATTAATACCTTGCAATACTTTGAATATCCATTTACCAAGTACCACATCAATGTCTATTCTAAATCCTAGACTACTTGTATTTGCAAGTTTTGTTATCTCATCTATGCAGTCTGTATACCTTGCTACAATGCTTGTATTATTACCTCTATTTTGATTGTTTTCTATCTTAAGCAGATTTATTTTTCTACCTGCAGTTGTTGTTATAAAATTTTTATCTACAATATCTTTTATTATTGTTTCTGCTTTTCCTGTGTTAGTGTAGTCATTTTGACTTGATAATGGATAAAGAATTCTCTTTTTTAGTATCGATGTAAGCGATCTCCCTTTGACTTCAAGGATTTCTTCACCTTTTCCACCTGCTCCTTGAGTTAATTTTTTATATTCAATAATAAAAGCTTTATGATAATCTTTCTTTGGAATGATGATATAGTTGTATTCTAACTTTTCAGCATATTTTGTATTTGCATTTAGCTTGAGTCTAAATTCCCCTATGCCATTCCAGATTCGTTCTATCACAAGACTTTCGTAACTATTGATCTGTCCTACCATTTCAAATCCTGTATTGTCAGATTTGATTTTAAGTATCGTTATTGGTATCATATGCTCACCTTACTATCTTTGCAAGTATTCCTATCATATCTTTTACTGTCGCAGGCTCTTCCCATTTGCTTTTCCAGTGTGTTGGTTCTGATATAATTCCTTTGGCTACAAGAGTTTCTAGTCCCTGCTCCTGCCATGTTTTTTCTTTTGGCTGTTCTACTACTACAAGTCTACTCTTAAATCCATCCCATGTAAAGTAGTTACCAGGACATTTTTTATATGATGCAAAGTCACAATGTCTTTTCACATTTGTCGATGCTATATTATAAGTTTGCATTAGATATTTCGTAAGTTCTACAAGTGTATCTAGCTGTGCTTTTGGTACTTCTTTTTCTGTTTGCTTTGCATAATCTTCATAGCATCCCTCAATGCATATTCCTATACTCCTTGAATTCATATTTTGCTCTTTACAATGAGCTCCGATAACATTTACTGGTCTACCCTCATAGACATTCCCATCTTTGGATACAAAAAAATGATACCCACAACCTTCCCACCCGTTATTTAGATGCCATTTGTGAATATCATTGATTGTGCACTTTTCTTAATGTTATCTATCCTTAGTTTAATTTCTTCGATGCCACTTTCAAGAGCACCAAATTTCTCTGATAATTTATTTATAATTTCTTGGTAGCTTGTCTCTCTTTTACTGTTTTCTTTCAGCACATAAAAAAGGAGTACCGTAAATAATACTGCGAATACTCCTTGTGTGACCATATATTGCATTAGTGATGTTTCCATTTTCATTTCACCTGCCTACTTTTGATTATTTCTTCTTTTTCTTCTCCTGTAATCCACTTCTTTGCTACTGCTACTTCTAATTTTTCTTCATCAATTATTTTGTTTATAAATAATCGTTTGAGTTTTTCAAACATCTTCAGAAACACCTCCTAAACTTTCAACTATTAATGTATCTATAATTTCATCTTGTTGTTTTATCTGTTCTTTCAGTTTTTCTATTTGTTCTTGAAGTGTTTCGTCTTGGATTGTTTTTTCTTGCTTTTTTCTTATTTCTCTATATTCAGGAGTAGGTAAACAAAACTCCGCAAACCTTATTTCTTTTATAAGTTTATATGTTCCGTCATCATATATCTCCCATTCATTTTCAAATTCATCTATAAATATTTCCACTTACATTACCTCCTATTCAGCCCATATTTCATATATTGTCAAATCAGTAGAAGGGTATGATGTACCATTTGAATTAACGTAGCAACTTAAATATATAAATATATATGCATCTGGTATTGATTCTCCGTAGCTTCCTGAAACATAAATTAAGTCTCCAATATCTACCGATACAATTCTAATAACATTATCTGTAGGTACTGATATTTGTTTGGAAGCACCACTATTCGAATTATACTGTCTATATCCTACTTGTATAGTATGCTGACTTCCTGTTGTAGTCACTACATTACCCTTGACCTTGAAATACAGTTTTTTAAAATCTTTCAAACTAAACATCATATTAGAGTACTTCTGCCACCATCCACTTGTTCCACCGTTATAATCATTGCCATATACTTGATATTTAAAATATGTACCTGTCGACAGATCATTAAAAGACCAGTCGCTTCCACCATTTGAGATATACTCACCTGTTAATCCTGTCATACCTCCACCACAAATACCATTATCAAAGAAGTTCACTTTTCTAACCGCTCTCAAGTCCAACCATACTGCACCATCAGTATCATTTCCAAGATAGTAATATATTCTTTGATTTACATTGTCTATCCAAATATCTCCGTAAGCATATCCTTGTGTTGTATTGTTCGAAGTTGTTGGAGAAGTTGTTGGAGAAGTTGTTTTAAACCATTTTGTAGGCTTGTTTGCTACCATATCATATACAGTACTATTGTTTATAATATCCATTAAACTTGGATTTGCTTCGATATCTCCAATCTCTTGTGTGGTCAGCTTGTCTTTAAACATTACATACATCCATGCATCAGATGGTACTTGTCCTTCAGGATACCAAGCAGGTTTTGTTTTATATCTCGTATAAACTCTCTCGTCTACTACATTTGCTGAATTTATTACTGTGCTACCACCTATAATTGTTACCTTCGCTAAACTTAATTCATATATCGTATCATTTTGCACAAAGGTAGGTGCTACAGGAGTTGTGCTTGCTGTTCCTTTTTTGATGGATATTATTATTTCTCTATTTGCTATGTCTAGTTTCATGATTACTCTATCTATTCGATTTGTTCCTGCGATGCTTTCTACATCGTGAGTTAGTATCAAATCCGCATCGTTTTCTATATAATATCCATTTATAAACCCTCTCCCAGTTTTCACTGTGGTTTTCATGCTTATGTTGTCTGTTGTTACTTGTAGTGCATTTTGCTCTTCAGCAAACACACCGTTTGTGATTAGAGTTGCGAAATACTGTGCAAAGTCTGCACTTGTGTATTTCCTATCTCCATTCACACTTTTAAAGAATCTACTTTTTACTGCCATTTATCACACCCCACAATACTTGTTTCTCCATCTTATTTTTACTGTTGCAGTATCAGCTCCTGTGACACTTCCTGCTTCATAGCATTTAGTCCTCTCCTAAGTTTCCAAAGTTCTGAGTCTATATTGATCAGATTAAATGCATCTGATATCCCTGTTTCATCATTTAGGGTGATTTCTACATTGTCATCATTTGTATTAATAATCAGCTTCTCTCCAACATCTAGTATCGTATCTATTTGCACATACTTTCCTGTCGTCAGATTGATGACCCTTGGATTTTGTGCAGGACCATTGAACTCTATCTCAACTCCTGCTTCTGTTGTACCTTGATTTATAACCTCTACTTCACTACCATCTTGTTCAAACATGTATTCATCCATTATTTCTAAATCAAATTCTAGACCTCCGATGATCGAGGCAAGTTCGACCTCGTTTTCTTCTTTTTCATACCAGTATGGATCAGATGCATATATACTAATTAGACACTTTTGAAAGTTATTTGCTTTGTTATCTCCATTGTCTTTCATAACTGCACCCTTTTCCACTATCGCTTTTATATATCTTTCTTTGAAGTCATCTCTATAGTAGAGTTTTCCTTCTCCTAATTCTGCATTGAATACTCTCATAAGTTCTTGTTTTGCATTTTCAAGTTGTTCTTTTGAATTTTCGACAATACCTATTACAATAGCAATGTCTCTTCCATTGATATTTGTGTCTATGTAGCTTTCACCTTTTTGAAGTGGAGACTTTTGAGTTTCTATTTCACCATTTAATCCGTTTAGGTTATCTCTGCTCAGTAATATGTATGGTCTTTCTTTTCCTAACTCTATTTGCTGTCCATCACTATTTATATAAGTCAATTTTTCCATTATGCTCGCCCCCACTCAAGAGCCAGTTCTCTACTTGCCATTTTCATTTGTCTTGCCACTTCATATGGACTTATACTTTGGTTTGTATTTATTGTTATATTTTGAACGATACCATCGTTTCCTGTTTCTCTTATGATTTGTTCAGTCTGACTAGCAGGATATACTCTACTTCCTCTTGGAAGTTCTACAAGTTCTTTTCCAAACTCTCCCACCATCGCAAGTCCTCCATGATGAAAGATTGTTCCACTTGCATATTTTCGTGTTGTTCCTGTGCTTCCCCCACTTGATACAGTTATTGTACTTTGGCTCTTTGCTTCAGAGTTTGCTTTCTTGAATATATTGATTTGGTCAAGTGCTTTTGCTACCCAGTCTATGACACCTTTTACTGTACCTATAATACCATCCACAATTCCTGTTATTCCATCCGATATACCATTCCATATGTTGATAATACTTGTTTTCATCGTTTCGAATCCGTTTGTGATTCCTGATTTTACATTATCTACCCACGATAATACTGTTGTTTTTATCGTGTCTACCGCTGTGGTAATCGCTGATTTTATCCCACCCCACACATTGACTATAAATTCTTTTATTGCAGTAAATACATTTGCTGTTGTTTGCTTTATCTTATCCCAGTTGTTGACGATTAAATATACTATCATTCCTATCGGTCCACCAAGTATCGCAAGTATTTCATCCCTTATTTTATGAAGAAGTCTTTGATACCATTAAAGATATTGCTTGTTGTTTCTTTGACTGTATCCCAGTTCTTCACAAGTAGCACTACAATTGCGATCAGTCCTGCGATTGCCATAATGATAATTCCTACTGGTCCAGTCATAATCGTAAAGGCTGTTCCAACAAGTGGTGCGATCGCGATGATATTTGATAGTGCACTCGCAAGTGTTCCAATGATAATTAAAAGTGGACCAATACTTGCGAGTACGAGTCCTATCGTTACGATTATATTTTTTGTCACCGGATCAAGTGTCGATAGCCATGTCATCAAATCTTTGACCATATTTACAATCGGTATCAATACTGGTGCAAGCACTTCTCCAAAGGTGATGGCAAGGTTTTCAAGTGATACTTTCATATCCTCCCATGAATCTTTGCTTCCTTAATTCATTTTGTTGAATGCTTGGTCTGTTGCTCCTGCACTGACTTCCATAGATTTTAGTGCGTTTGCAAAGTCTTCTGCACCTGTTGTTGCAAGAACTGTTACTGTGTTTAGAGCTTCTACACTACCAAACAAAGTTGCCATCTGATCTGTATTACCTTTTGTCTTTTCTCGTACTTCCTCAAGGAATTTTGCCCATCCTACACTTTTTAAATGCGATGAGTTAAATTCTAACCCAAGTTTAGCTGCAAGTTCTCCTGCTTCTTTACTCGGCTTAATTATACTACTATAGGATGCTTTCAGTCCTGTGATTGATTCACTCGTTGCAATACCGTTTTTAGTCAATACCGCAATTGAAGCAAACAAATCTTTTGTAGATATATTTAAACTACTTGCGATTGGTATGACATTTCCCATGCTATTTGCCATTTCTCCAAAGGTTGTTTTACCATAGTTTTGTGCCATTAACATTTGATCTGATACTTCCTGCAATGCATTTTTACCTTGTAGCTTATAAGCATTCATTACAGTTGTTAGTCCATCTACTGCTGTCTCTACATCAGTGAAACCACCTTTTGCAGATTTTGTGGCTATTCCAACATAGTCCATTGCATTTTTTGTATCCCCTGTGGCTGATATTGTTTGGTATAGTGCCTCATTTAGTTGTCCTGTGCTTGCACCAAGTTCATTCGATAGTGAGAGTATTTCTTTTTTGATATCTTTAATACTTTTTGCTGATGTATCTGCGATTGTACTAACTTTATTAATTCCTTCCTCAAAATTCGCAAAACTATTTACAGCGAGTCCACCAAGTGCCATGATCGGCACTGTCAGTTTGGTTGTCATGTCTTTGCCTAGCTCGATAATTTTTTTACTTGCTTCACTTAGATTATTTTTAAGTTCAATCATTGTCTTTGATAGTCCACCAGTAGCTTTTTCCTGTTTTGCGATTTCTTCAGTTGTTCTTACTAACTCATTTTTTAACCTTGCTTCATACTGTTCTGCCTTTAGCAACTGATTATACATATTTTGAGTTGCTGTTGCATCCTTTCCCTTTTCGGCAACACTTGTTTCATAAGCACTTTTTAGTTCTGTTACCTTTCTGCTCTGTATTTCAAGTTGCTTAGTCAGACTTTCTTCCTGTAGTTTCAGCTTATCTGTTACATCTCCGAATTTACCTAGCTTTTCAGTTGCAGTTCTAAACTCCTGCTGTACTGTATTTATCTCTCTATTCAGGTTCTTTATGCTTTCTTTGAATTCTTTCGTATCCATCGAAATTTTTATTTTCATCCCACCTACATCAGCCACATCTCCACCTCCTCTACATCAGTACTTGGTCTATATATCCCTCTTTTTGAGTTTCTTTCTTGAGTCCGTTAATAACCATGTGTTTATCAAGTAATAATCCTATTTTTCTTGGAGTAGTTTTCCAAAATTTTTCTTCGTTAAATCCAAGAATTGTTATTCCCAAGTAAAAAAGCCAAGCCCAGTCCCATTTATCAGACTTACTTGACCTATCTACTTTTTTTCATCACTTGCTTCAGGTAGTGATATATTGATTGCCTTAGTTATCCCATCTATCACATTTTTCATATTTTCGGTAGTTATTAGCTTTCCTACCTCTCGCTCTGTGATCTGCTCATCCTCATTTTTTAGCCCAAGAAAAAGGAAGTATCTAATTCCTAGCATACTTCCTTTTTGTATCTCTTGCATTGCGTTTTCTACAGTCCCATATTTTTCTTCTAAATCACAAAATGCATTTAGATCATATATTAACTTTCGCTCTTTATCTAGATTTATTTTAATTCCTGTTTGTCTTATATCGTTCATGTGTTCCTCCTGCTTTTTACATTGAAATAGCACCCTTGCGAGTGCTTATTTCTTAACTCTATTCATCACCTATTTGAACATCTTCTTGCATTTCTTTATTTGGGCATGTTGCAATAGCAGTTTCTGCTGCATTTTCTCCATTATATCTGTTATATTCCCGTATATCAACCTTTTGTTCATCTTCTAGACTTATAGACATATACTTTCCTTTTAAGATATCAAACTCTTCTACTCCTGAATCTAGTATAGCTTGAGCCTCTTCTGTAGTCATTATTTTGTTTTTTTCCTCTTTCGTAAGAGAAAGCATTATGCCTCTTATAAACCTTGCATTATTGTGTAGTGTTGCCAACACATCTGCTTTGTTTTTATTAGAAATATCAACTATACTCTCTTCTACAATTGTAACACCAAAATCTTTTTTGGTGTCTTCTATTCCTTGCTTCATTTGTATGTCCAACATTTCTAAAAAATCATTTACGTTATTTGAGTTATCCATTAATATAATCCTCCTCATATTTTATATTTAGTATGAGCTTATTATATCCTATTTTTTCCATTTTGTCAACCCGTTTTCAAATATTCTTACATTTTTTTACATATTATTCATACACACTTGCAAACCAACCATCTACAACTCCTACTCCTATACCCTCATCATCTTCATCAACTTGTGCTTTCCACTTACCATCCTTTGTTCTAGACACAAATTTTGCTGATATAGTTGTACTTTGAAATTCTGCACTTTCTCCTTTAGTCTTGTAGTTATCTGTTGGTAACTGAAACTTCCCTTTATATAACCAAACGTATCTATATTTCCCATTTGATTTTAGGCTTCGAAATCCTATTGCTATGTATGGCGATGTGTTATTTGATGAGTTGATTATAACCCCGTTTGCATCTTTTGTCAATCCAAGTAATTCGACAAGTATATCGTTCGGAATATCATTTACTTCTACCTCAACTTCTATATCCCCCATGCTTTCTGCTGTTTCTATTGCTTGATCATCTGCATATAAAGTAACACTATTTACATTAGGTGTAATAGTCGCACTTATAGCAGGTGCTATCTTACTTGGTGTTCCATAAGTAGCAGACAAATCTGTATCTGCCGTTAGCTTTGCATAATACAAATCTTTTAATCCTATTTTTGTTCCTGACATTTTATCTTCCCCTTTCTTTTATATAGTTATATCTCAATACTTTATGATAAATATTAGAATCATCTTCGTAAAAGTCCTGTGCTGATGCTCTTGTAAAATTGTTGTTTTCCATAACTTCTACAACTCTTTCCTCTATTTCTGTGTAATCAGTTTCAGACCAAATATCAACTTGTACCTTATATTCCGTTTTTTCTTCAATGTCGTCAGTATATAGTTTCCCATACTCATCGTAAATGAAAAACGTTATAAACGGATTTTCTGTTGCTGGTGCTTTTATAAACCATATTTTATTTTGACCTATCAAGTTTGTTAGTTGTTCATCATTTGACAGAGTATCATTGACTATTTGCTTTATGTTCATATTTTATAAACACCTTCTATCTTTTTCTTTATTTGATCTTTCACATTTCTATAAGCCTTTTCCATAAAAGGCTTGGCTGTCATTTTGCTCGTGCCATATTCTAGAAATTTTGCTCTCCATCCTGTTTCCTTACCAGGTCCAACCGATATTTCTTTTATGCCATATTCATCTTCTTTTACCGTGCTTACTTTTATATCATCTCGAATATGCTTTTGCTTTTTACCAGATACATTAACTTCCTTTTGCATTTCCTTTTTTAGAAGTTCCCCAGCTTCAAGTAACGCTTTTTCTTCTTTCTCCACAGTCCCTTTGATTATCTTATTTAAGTTTGATTCGATTTCTCTAATGCCAGTTATTTTTATCCCTACCATGATCATTCCTCTTTTACAATTTCTTTTGCTGTTATATCAAGTAATATGTTTCTCTCATTGACATTTACAACATCTAAAATATTAAAATATTTGTCTTTATATCTTACTCTATCTTTCAACTCAACTCCTGAGATATATCTCACCCTAAACACAATTTTATCAGCATTTTTTATTTCGGTCCATACAGTCACATAGTCATTCCATTGCTTACTTATAACACCATTTTCCGTTTTTAAAATTATTTCTTTCTGTATCGTCATTCTATTGCTAAGTTTTCCTGCCCTCATAATCTGAACACCTTATATCTTCTGAGTAAGTGCTTGGCTGAGATAGGTAATTCTACTTGGTTTAACTGAGTTGTAGTTTCTCTATTATCATAGAAATGTCCTACTAAAAGAAGTATTGCTTGCTTGATTGATATTGGTAATACTATTTCCTTGTTTGACTCATTCACTATATCTGTTGTTTTATAACCCGACTCATAGTATATACAAATTGCATCTTCAGAGACTTCGATTATTTCCCCTCTCTTTTTTCTCTTTCCTTGATAATATAAATCACTCGTAAGTTTTACTTTTACTGTTTTCATCTGTATTTTCTCCTCTCATATATAAAATAGTAGAGTAAGCATTTGCCTACTCTACTGGATTGTTTCTCGCATCTCCAAACATTACTGTTGAACAGCAATTTACTAAGTTCAGGTCATCTGTAAATGTTTCTACCGCTATGTAGCTATATCCATCTTCCATTTCCTCTGTGCTTTTCTCAACATTTAGCGTGATAAATTCTCCACCAGTTCCTGCAATTTTCTCAAGTGGTTCTCCTATTCTCTTTAGTCCTGTTCCTAATTCATCTTTTGATTGCAAAAATGCAAGTGACACTTTTTTCCCTTGATTTACCTGAGTTGTAATCAAAGTTACTACAAATTTTCTAAAATCAGTAACATTATAGAATGTAATACTGCCCTCTATGTTGATGTCCCCAATATCAATTGCCTTTACTACCTTAATCTGTTCTAATAATCTTTTCACTGAAATTCTCCTCCTCTTAGCCTATAGTTGGTACATCAAGTACCACAACAGGACTTAATTTTGTTGTTTTATCTTCTAGAGTCAATGGACTATTTAACCATGTATCTCCATCTACATTCCATACTGCTTTGATAATTGTTTTATTTTGTGTAAACTTTGGATGCTCACTTGCAGATAAGAATATACCGCTTCCATCTTTGATCATATAAGCACTAAAGTCTATTAGTGCTAAGTCTCCATAACTTCCTAGAGTCGATACTCTGTCAGTAATCATTACAGGCACACCTATAAGTGTATTTAGTACTCCATCTCTTGCATTTGGTTGCCATATTAGGTTATTTGCTGTATCCACCATTTGCATTAGTTGTGGCAATGCTGTTGGAGTTGTTACCCATATAGGACTTGTTCCTTTAAACTGTGCATACATATTGACGATATCTGCATATTTGATGGTATTTGCCGTATTTCTATTAATTTTGAGTGCACATTTTGAATTTAGTATTCCTTTTGGTTTCTTTACTCCATCTCCAGTTAAGAATGCATGATCTTCGGCTGAAAGTATTGCTTTTCTCAGTAAACCTTGCACAATGGCATTGATAGCACTTACATTTCTTAAAAGCTTATTACTTACGACTACATAAGCCGATACTTCTTCAGGCTTTAGTGTGATGTCTCTAAAAGTAGGGTCGTCACTTTGTGCTACTTCCTCTCCCGCACCTGTCCATCTAACTGTTACTCCTGAATAAACTCCTTTTGCTCCACTTTGGTCAAGTGCCGGCATTGTGATTTCTGCATCAGGGTAAATACTGTCTGCAGGAATTACTGTAGCTCTTGGTTTTGCTACTGCATCTGTTGGAGTTAGGTTAAGAATTTGCTCTCTATAAATCGTTGGAATCAATATCCCACCCTTTTCTCCTATATTTGCCGACATATCTCTTAGCTCTTTTAGTCTTTCATCTTGATCATTAAATCTGAGTGTCTGAACAAACTCTCCAAACGATCTAAATTCTTGCTCGATACCATCTGCTAATTCTTGAGTTTTCGTTACTTTTTCCATCTCTAGTTGCTGTAATCTTTCTTCCCTCGATATCTCTTTTTTTCTGTTTTCTATTTCAGTCATCATTTCATCATAATTTTTATTTTCGTCATCTGACATTGCTCTTTTTTCAACTTCTACTTTTTCTATTAGTTCCCTTGCTTCCTTTATTTTTGCTTGTACTTGTCTTTTAAGTTCCATAATATCTTTCATCAAATCAACACTCCTCTTTTAGTAAATTTAGTTTTCTTTTCTCTAGAGACATTTTCTCTATTTGAAAGCTCTTTTCTTTATGCTTTTTATAATCTTCTTCTAGCGACTTTAAATTTCTTGCACTTACTGATGTCTGCGGATATGCAGGAAATGCCACAGGACTTACTTCTATTAAATCTACTTCAACAAGTGTCCTTATCGTTTCATTTGGGTTTACATCATCCCATTCAGTCACAGTCGGAATAAATCCAAAACTCATCCCATCTACATCTCCACGTCTTACACTCTCAAGAGCATCCTTACCCCAACTACTATTAGGTAATATCAGTTCAAATTTAAGTCCTCTCTCATCTTCCCAGAGATTGAGTGTCTTGCTTTTTGTTGATCCCAACACTTTATTGTCATCGTGATTCCATAATGCTTTGATTACTTTGCTTCTAATCGAGTTTTCAAAAGCACCTTTTCTAATTTTTTCTTTGAATTTCCCACTGAAGAAATCATTTAATTCATGAGAAAACTTTTCAAATTCTGCAACATACCCAGTTAACACATTGTTTTCAGAACCATCTTCTGTGCTATCTTTTCTAAGTTCCATCTCTGCTATTTTGTAGGCTCGTGTCACCATTTCCATCATCACTGTCATCACCTCCCTCATCGGTATTTTTTGCATTTAAAAAGGAACCTTTCGGCTCCCCAAGTATTGTCATATTTAATGGCGTTAGATATTTGTCACCCACATCTGTCGGTAATTTCGCCATGTTTTCTTTTTCTCTTATATCATTTACCGATAACCACCCCCATTGCCTTCCTACTGCATAGGCATCATATCTGCTTTTTACATCACCTCTAAGTAAACCTTCTACATTAAATTCAGCATAATATTTTGTAGCTTTAAATAACTTCATCTTGATTGCCTGTTCCCATCTTACTAGATAAGGTCGTATCGTATGTACTACAAACTCGATACTCTGATGTTCTATATTGCTAAATGTCGCATGTTCAAGATGACCAATCATGTGAAGTGGCACTCTGAATATTCTTGCAATTTCTTCTATCTGAAACTTACGGCTCTCTATAAACTGTGCATCGTTAGGTGGTATTCCACTTCTGCTATATTTCATACCTTCTTCAAGGAGTAGTAGCCTGTGGCTATTTCCTAGCCCTGCATAGGTTTCATTTAAGCTTTCTTTTAAGTTTTTATATGCTTTCTCTCCAAGTGCACTCGGATGTTCAACAACTCCACCTACATTAGTACCTTGTCCAAAAAAACGAGAACCAAATTCCTCAGTCGCAAGTGCAAGTCCTATACTTTCCCTAGCTACTTGTATTGGACTGAACCCCATTAGTCCATTATA